TCTGTTCCAGAACGGGCAGATGTTCGGGCAGTGGTCGTGGATTGACACTTATCTCAACGCGACATGGCTGAACAACGCGCTTCAGGTTCAGATCCTCTCCGGCCTTGAGCTCGCGGGGCGCGTACCGTATACCGAGGCTGGCTATACCCGCATCCGCGCATGGGTTCAGGATGTGGTAGACCGTGCGCTCACGAATGGTGTCATTGACCGCGGAGTCCGCCTCTCCGAGACGCAGAAGACCGAGCTTATCAATGAGGCCGGCAAGGACATCAGCACTGACCTCTATAACAACGGCTATGTGCTCCAGATTAACGACGCAACCGCCGCAATCCGTCAGGCGCGCATCAGCCCTTCCATGAGCTTCTGGTACACCTACGGCGGAAGCGTACACAAGATCAACCTGCCTTCAACCGCAGTAGTCTAAGGAGGTAAATCATGACCCAGGCACTTGGAAATATCACCTCTGCGAACGCGCAGATGTACCTCGTGGTAGACCAGCTCTATCCCGCAGGCGTACCCATCACTAACTTTTCGGCTGACTCCATGATGACCTCCGACGACATGGAAATCGCGCAGGTCAGGATGGGAGTTGACGGCGGCATGGCGGCAGGCTACGTAGCCAACCCCTACGCTGTAACCATCACCCTTGAGGCTTCCTCGCCGTCCCTTGAGACCATGCAGTCAATCCTTCAGGCGATGAAGGTCAACAAGAGGACTTATGAATGCAAGCTGGTGGTTACCATTCCTGCAAGCGGTCAGGTTCACGTGTGGTCTCACGGAGTGCTCACCAACGGCAACCCCGTTCCGGCTCCGAAAAAGGTTCTTGATCCGACTTCGTGGAAGTTCCAGTTCCAGGATTACAGCGTACAGGGAGCGTAAAACATGCGGAAGGAAGAGATTATCACGATTAACGACCGTGGCAATGAGCTGACCTTCCGCATCCGCGAGATGCCGGCCACTCAGCTTGAGGGCTGGCTTTTCCGCGTCGGAACGGCACTTGCGTCCACCGGCTTCGCGAAGACCGAGGACATCGCGGACGGCATCGACACCACGAAGTACATTGCGAACTTCCTGGTGAAGGACGGCCTGCGCTTCCTCGGCAACCTCGACTACGAGAAGACCGTGAAGCCCCTTGTCGAGGATTTATACAGCTGCGTTGAGCAGAAAGTCGGAGAGGCGTACCTCGCGGTCACTGCCGATAACATCGACAGCAAGGTTGAGGACATCAGGAGTCTCTTTGCGATACAGAAGGCGGTCATTACCCTGCACCTCGGTTTTTTCGGACTTGGCGGAGCCTCAGCCTCCGCGAAATCCCCCAGCCCCGAGGCTTCAGGGCAGCCCAAACCGCGAATTGTTCCCCGCTCTTCGCGCCCCTGATCATTAACCACTACGCAACTCTGCATGAGCTGCAGACGGTTTACGATTACGAGGACGCGCTGATGATGCTGGAGTGCATGCAGGTGGACAGCTACAACCAGTGGGCACTCCAGCAGGCGGCGGAAAGGGAGGCAGGACATGGCAACCATTATTGACAAGGTCATGATTGCGCTGGGCATTGATGCCAGCGGAATGCAGACAGGCGCAGACGAGTCCGGCAAGCAGATTGACCGCGTCGAGAAGAAAGTTGATGAGGCAAAGGAGAAGCTGAAGAGCGTCGGGCAGTCTGTCGATGACTTCGGCAAGAAGGCCGGCAAAGTCCTGATGGGCTTTGTCGCCCCTGTCCTCGCTGCCGTCTCTGTCGGAAAGATGATAGGCGGCTACTTCTCTGACCTCGCCGCCGTCGCGGAAAGTACCGGAGCGTACAACAAACAGCTGGAGGAGACGCGCCTGAAGAAGGCGCAGCTCCAGCGCGTGACGAAAGATGACATTGAGTTTTACAAGAAGAGCAGAGAGGCTCTTGTAAAGTTCAATATCGCGATGGGCGACTTTGCCGCCGCCGCCATGCGCTCCGTCATGCCCGCGATGGAGAAGATGATTGGCTGGCTGGGGAAGGTTACGGACTGGGTGTCGCGCAACCCCGACAACATCATCAGGTTCATGAGGGTGCTCGGCGCTGTCGTCGGCACTGTCCTGATACCTGTCTTTGTGCGCTGGGCGGCAGTCCTGCTCGCGAACCCCATCACGTGGATCGTGGGCTTGGTGCTCGCTCTCGCGCTTGCGATAGATGACCTCGTGGTCTACCTCAAGGGCGGCAGGAGTTCGCTTGACGCTTTGTGGAAGTCGATGGGCTTCGTCAAGGGCGATACTGCCGCGCTTGCGAAAATGATTGCATGGCTGAAGGATACCGGCCTGTCGCTCGCAAAGGCTCTCGGAGTGCTCCTGACCGCCTTCACTGCCTTCAAGGTCGTAACCGGCATCATCAACGGTATCAAAATCGCATGGACTGCCTTTACCGCCTCAGTCTGGGCAAATCCTCTCGTCCTTGCGCTTGGGCTTGTTGCCCTTGCCGCGTGGATGCTGTACAAAAACTGGGACGACGTCTGCGAGGGTGCAAAGGCCCTTGCGGAGGATATCGCCGACTTCTTCACAGACTGGGGGCGCGGCATCGCGGACGGCTTCTTCGCGCTCTCTGACGACATCGCCAGCGCATGGGATGCCGTTACTGATTTCTTTGCTGACCTCATCGGGCAGGGAGCGAATGCCCTCTCTGACTTCGTGTCGCTCTGTTCTGATAAGGCGGCAGAAGCGGGAGACGCTATCAGCACCGGGTTCAGCGGCACATGGCAGGGCATTCAGGACGGGGCGGAGGCTCTTGGCTCCGACATTGGTTCAGCCTTTGACTCCGCGCTTTCCGCCGTCGGCGGCGTGTGGCAGGGCATGAAGGACGGAGCAGGTGCGGTCGTTGACGACATCGAGACCGCGTTCAGCGGCCTGACCTCGTGGTTTTCCAGCCTCTGGAACAAGATCACCGGCGTCTTCGGCTCGGCGATTGACGG